AGAAAAACAGCGGCGTAGACCTAAACTTTGGTTCAGACGTTCAGCGCGTATCCATTCCAGGAACTATTTCTATAGATTTTGACTACACTCTGAGCAACAATGACAGAAAGAGTGCGTACGGAACAATCCTGGGAAGCCAAGTTAACGTCCTGGATGATTACAGATCTGACCGCGCAGTACTTGGAAGCGGCAAGCTGATATACAATGAGGATGTGTAAGTGATTCTTAAACAGGCTTTTAATGCTCTTATAAGAATACACTCCAGGGCGGCCACTCTGAAAAGAATTGGTTCGCCTAATATTTACTCCCCTATAAAAATAGCCCCATCGAATTACTTTAGATATATACAAGGCCCGAGTTCAGTTGTTATCCGTGGCAGAGAGTTCATAATCCCCATAGACAGCATGAAGGGGACAGCAACTCAGTTGATTAGCTTCGCGGCAGTTCCCAGTGCGGGCGGATTCTATTTAACTTATTCTGGATCTGACACGGCAGTATTTTTATTTTCTGCTGTGGCTGGAGATATCCAGACAGAACTTAGACTAATATCTGGCCTCGAAGATGTTACGGTAACTGGGAACTTTACTTCAGGATTCCTTATCACGCTCTACGGAGTGGAGGCACCAACAGCAGTCACTTACACAATGGACGGAACTCCCCTTGATACAACTATAACAATAGAAAGTTCAGTGGCAGTTTTGTGGTCCCCAATAATAAAGCGAGGGGACAAGATCATTGACGTAACGTATGGGCACTTAGCTATAGACGAAATAATTGAAATGGTAGACATCGGCGGGGCCATAATCGGCTATAGGTGTCGATGTGAGTGATGCCCTAAAGTTCGCAGTAGACCTTCAAGTAACAGAGCGCGGCAAAAAGAGTCCACAATACACCATAGAAACGGACCACGACGGGGCAATTTCACTGGCGGAACTATTTCAATTTATGAAAGAAGTCCTGATAATAACTGCCGACGATGTCCTTAAAGAAGAACAGCGAATGGGATTCGACCCGAAGCCCCTTATTGCTGTGGACGGCAGAATAGGCAAGCCAGTTGAGAATGTAAAACCATTCGGAAGTATTGAAATAACATCAAAGGCCAATATCAAAGAAATAATTCTTGAGACCTTTGAAGGTCTGTGGAAGCGATCTAAAGTATTGACCGGGGATTATATACAATCCCACAGAGTTCTTTTGAATGGAACACAGGTAGCCCATGATATGGCGTCACTTCGACTATGGCTAAGTACTGACCCAAAGTTTAAGGACAGTGATTTAATACGATTCGTAAATATCCAGCCTTACGCAAGGAAGCTGGAGAGATACGGAATTACTGCGCAGCGTAGTAAGGTCCGAGACTCGAAGCGAAAAGACAAAAGAAGCGGCCAAGTTAGAATACGACCAAGACAGCCAAACGGAGCATACTTCTTGACTGCCAGAGCTATCCGAGCAAAATACAAAAGGAACTCTATAATAAGATTTTCGTTTATATCGGGGTCCGGTATAGTAGGTGTGTCGGGAACCTTTAAGTCTAGAAAAGGCAAGCCCGGAAGATCTTACTTATATCCAACAATAATAATTTCAGTACAAGAGGGAGGATTAGCCTAGTGTCTTCAGCATATGTAAGAACTCAGATAACAGACTTCCTCGCTGCAAATTCTTCCGAGACAGTAATTGATCTAACTTCACAGTTCAGTGAAATCAAGGAACTTCTAGCCGATAACGGAGTACAGCCAGACGGCCCGTGGCTTGGAATTGAATTTCAAGGCGACGAGGAGATTCCAATAGCCCTTGCCGCGACTAACGACCAGGGAAAATATCGGGAGACAGGAATCGTTTATTTCCATATAGTAGCAACCGCAAGCCTAACAGCGGGGAACGCTATGTTAAATAGAGGAGAAACCTTGCGGAATTTCTTTCGAGGGCAGAGAATAGGCGATATACTAATTGACAGTGTCTCACCAATGAATTTTATCGGCGGGGCAACTTTGGAATTTGAGGGTGGATACGTTTCCGGCAGTTTTGTAGTCGGGTATAGACGCGATTTAGATTTATAATTTAAAAATTTAAAAGGGGGATACCGTGAGTAGTTCAAATTTAGTGAGAGTGGCATACAAAAAAGAAGTTACCTACGGAGTTACTCCTGCGGCAGTAAAGTCTTCTTTGGTTATCGACGATATTACATACACAGCAGTAAAAGGCGGCGTACTTGGCGATGCAATCACCATTGAATACGTCGACACAGTTACGGCTGGATCTGAACTGGCAACAGTTTCAGGCAATGCAATTTTAGTTGATATCGAAAGTGGAGTATCTACCGCAACACAAGTTGATGCGGCAATCGGAGCCAGCGCAGCAGCATTGCTACTTGTATCAAGAGCAATCACTGGAACTGCTGGAGACCCACAAGTAACTACCGCAGCTACAAATTTAGCTGGCGGATCTGGAGACTTCAGCACAGCTAGATTTACTTCAGAGAAATACTCGGGAACTCCTGAAACCACAGAGTCCGTTCAAATCAGAACAGACAGAATGAGTTCTGGACAAGTTGTTACTGGCCTTACAGTTTCGGGCGGACACTCAATCGAACTTGCAAAAGAATTGGCCATTGAAGATTTCTTAGAATCAGCAATGTACAATCAGTGGGACGAGTCCTTCACCTTGAAGACTCGCGCACTTACCGTAGATATTTCCGGAAAAACAATTACGGCTGTAGCAGGAAGTTTTGTTACTGACGGACTTGTAGTGGGAGACATTATCATTCTTAGCGGATTCACCAATCCACTAAACAACGTCCCTGTAATGGTGACTGCCGTAACTGCACTTGTGCTGGATTACGCAGGACCGACTACAATGGTTACTGGAACAGGCGGATCTACTGCATACATTCGAGCAGATAAACTAACAGTCGGAATTACGAAACAATCCCTCACCATAGAAAAGACTTTCCTTGATCTATCGAACAAGGCGCTTATCTATAAAGGAAGCATTGTTTCTGGTATGGAATTGAACGTTGAATATGGATCACTTATCTCTGGGTCATTTGATACCAGCGGAAATGACTATATAAATGCTGACGCGGCATCAGAGTTTGCTAGCTACCTGGAATATATTCTTCCTCCGGCAACTACCAACTCCCTGAACGGTTCAGTGGATATGCCTTTCATCACTACTGACGTGACTGGGTCTTTTGTACAGGATTCATTCTGTATTCAATCCCTGAAATTAGCGTTGGCAAACAACCTAACTCCACAGACTTGTATCGGAAGATCTTCTCCAGAGGACTACACTCCTGGAACTGCCGCTGTGACAGTGGAAATTAGCTCATACCTAAAGGATGCAAACTGGGACCTACTTACTCGTAAGCTGACCCAGGATTCATTTGCCCTTGGGTTTATGGTATTGAACAGTGACGGATGGTATGGGTTCTATATGCCAGCCCTTCAGGTATCTTTTGAAGACCCTGCAAGCGGAGGCCAAAACCAGGATATCTCTTTGGATATGTCTGGAACTGCCAAAGTTGGGGCCAACGGGGAATCGTCCCTTTCAATCTACAGACTGTAATTTAGCAGGACAGTAACCTTTAGAAACACTAAACCCCCGTTTGACACGGGGGTTTTATTTTGAGAATGTTGCAACAACCAAGGGGAAACAATGAAAACAAATCTAGACCAGTACTTTAAGACTAGCGAAAACTTCGAGAAAAACGGAGTTTGGTTCGATATCTCTGATAAAATAGGCTTCTTATTAAAGCCGTTCAAGGCAACAAACCCAAGAATAAAAGCAGCTATGTCGAACCACTATAAGCCATACGCAAGACAAGTTGAAATGGGCACCCTAAGCCAAGAGAAACAACAGGAAATCCAAGTAAAAATCTTCATAGACGTTTGTTTAGTTGACTGGAAAGGCGTCGAAATTGATGACGCCGAAGTAGAGTGCAACAGCGAAAACGCCTTAAAATTCTTCCTAGCCCTACCGGACCTTTTTGACACGCTATGGAAACACGCCGGAGACTTTACAAACTATAAGGAAGACCTGGGAAACTCCTAGAGCGTTATTTAAGGTGGACCTTTAAGTGGCGCAAGGAATTAAAAACAGGCCAGTACTATGATCTTGTCAGTCGAGGATTCATAAAGGACGAGGAGCCCACAATTGAAGGGTTCGATTTCTACTTTGACGCATTCAGAGAACTATCAACGTCTAGGCCAGGAGGAATGGAAATTCAGTCTATTCCATTTACAGCCGTGGTAGAGTATTTTAACATTTATGGATTAGCGGACTTCGACGAGTTCCTGTATATTATTAGGCGAATGGATAACTCATTCTTGGAAATGAATGAGGAAAACAATAAGTCTGAGAGGGGAAATAATGCCACCAAGCACACAGACAAGAAGGATAATAGTAAAGGCTGATGTCAGTGGCGGCGAAGATTTAAAAAAGCTATCCTCTCAACTCGGACAAGTTACAAAGAACACCAAAAATATTTCAACTGGATTTAACCAGCTTAGGGCTATATTCGCCGGATTCATTGGACTGTCTACGATACGAACAATCGCAAGGATGTCCGACGATATGCAGAACCTAGGCAACAGGCTAAGGATCGTTTCAAAGGAAGGCGAAAAAGTTCAGGACACTATACAGGGAATCCTGGATGTTGCTAACGAGACAAAGCAATCTATAACTGCAACAGGAGAGGTCTATACAAGACTTGCAGTGGCAATGAAGTCGGCGGGCGGAAGCGCAGAGTCAATGCTGGCACTTACCAAAGTATTAATAAACTCTTTCCGTATTGCTGGATCTACTAACACAGAAACAACCTCAACCATTATTCAGTTGTCCCAGGCCTTCGCCAGCGGAACACTACGAGGACAGGAATTACGTTCGGTACTATTACAGAACGCTACTCTTGCCGGATTGTTGAGAGACAAGTTCGGAGCAGGACTGGCCGCTGCTGCGGAAAAAGGATTGATTAAATCATCGGACGTAATGATATTACTTCGAGATAATATGATTAAAATAAATAAGGCGGCACTAATTCTAGCGCCTACTTTTGAGCAGGTAGTTACAACTTCTTTCAACACCCTTACGGTAGCCATTGGAAAATTAAACGAGCAATTTAAAGGCTCCGAACTTTTCGGCAAGGCGGCAGAAACATTTATTAAAAAATTATCCCTTATTGGAGCCATCATAGGTGTGATTGCTCTTACTCGAATACCAGCATTGATTGTTGCAATTAAGTCCCTGTCAGTAACAATGATTGCCCTAGCCACTAAGAATCCGCTTCTGTTGGCCATGATAGCTTTATCAACAATACTCCTTAGCACTGTGGATACCCTCGACGACCTTATTGATAAAATAAGAAATGTGGGGGCGTGGTTTGCATTTCTTGGAGCGGAGGCGATAGAAACAGGCGACAAAATTAATATATATTTTGTAAAGGGATTAAATTTAGTTGGCTTGAAGTCTGACCAAATATCTAAAAAGATACAGGAGAATGCTGCTAGAGTAAAAGAACTTAGAGACCTAGCAGACAAGCTGGGAGCGCCAAGAAATAAAGCAAAGGGAATAGCAGAAGGCGGGGACACAGCAGAGATACGGGCTCTTGAGGATTTAATAAGAAGACAAAAATTATTGGAGGCGGTAGGCGCGGCAGACACAAAAAAAGCATACGAATTTCTAGCCGCACTAAATAAAGAGTGGTCGTCTGGCGCACTTCTTATTTCTGACTATAACAATAAACTTTTAGATTATCAGAAGTTCAAACTCGACAAGGAATTTAAAGACGGAAAGATAGACCTCGAAAAATACAATGAGGGGCTAAATAGTATTTCCGAAAATAAGTACAATGACAAATTACGAGAGGGCCTTATAACCCTGGAAAAATATCAAGAAAATATTCGTAGCCTAAAAATAGAGGAACTAACTGCAAAGTTTGAATCTGGAAAAATAACTCTGGCGAAATACAATGATGAACTCGTAAAGATAAGCGATAAGTTCCTTCCAGAGAGTGCATTCATTTCTGGGGCCAATGCCTATATCGAAAGTGTGGGAACTCTTTCCGAGGGGATAGCCGGAGCCATTAAGAACGTATTCACTGGCCTTGAGAATAAATTGTTTGATTTCATTAAGACTGGCAAAGCCAGCTTTAAAGATTTCACACAGGCAATTCTTGACGACCTTACAAGAATTATAATCCGTGCGCAGATAGTTGCTCCTATTGCCAATGGCCTAATAGGGTCATTTGCTACGGCGGGGGCGGGGGCGTCTACCGGATCTCAGGCTACTTTCGGAACTACCTCACAGCCACTTGCTGCAACAGGATTGGCATTTGATAAAGGAATGAAACAGTTTGCCACGGGCGGGATAGTAGACGGCGCTACCATGTTTGGGTACGGAACGAACAAAACAGGAATAATGGGAGAGGCTGGACCGGAAGCAATTCTTCCTCTGCAAAGAGGCAAGGGCGGAAACCTTGGAGTTGCGGCTTCGGTAACTCCCGTAACAGTAAACGTGATAAATCAAAGTGGAAATGAAACTCAGCAGACAGAAACTACTGGACCTAATGGGGAGAGACAAATAGAAATACTCATATCCAACAGAGTTAAGGAAGGCATAGCTACTGGAAGGTTTGATACAGCATTTCAGCAGTCCTTCGGATTAAACAGACGGGGAGTATAAAATGAGTTCATGGCCGATTAGTCTTCAACAGAAATTGAATACGGCAGCGTTTCAACTTCAATATGGAATAACCTCCATACGAAGTGAAAACGAAGTTGGTCCGGCTAAAGTCAGGAGTCGAGCTACTGACGGAGTTGACGTTTACACTTGCTCTATACTTTTGGATTACGATGAACAGGCAACGTTTGAAACATTTTATAAGACCACTTTAAATAATGGGGTAAACGTATTTCAATTTGATGACCCGTTCACTGGATCTCCAGTTGATTTTAGATTTAAGTCAGCCCCCGCCATAACTCCAATCGGCGGCAGGACATTTCAACTAACTATGTCCTGGGAAAAAATGCCGTGAGTACAATAAGTAACGATCTAAAGGCCCAGATATTTGCCCAGGAGTCCACAGACCCGTTCCTTACCCTTGTGACTTTTTCCAGCACAGCTTTTATAGCAAGGCTTGTGAATAATTCCTCTGACATAATTTCCAATGGCTTTACTTTCACCGCATTCCCGATGAAAATTCGTACTCCAGTGGACGACGGGCAGACTTCCAAAGACTTCACGGTAGAAATGGACAACGTATCCCTGGATCTTATTGCCCAATTAAGATCTGTTACAGGTGACATAGGCGTAAAGATAGAACTTATCCTTGCGTCGATGCCGGATGTAATTCAAATGTCCCACGAGGATTTATTAGTACGGGCAATTAGTTATAATTCAAAAACAATATCGGCAAAGATAGTTCTAGACAGTACTCTCGCGGTTCAAATGACAAGCGAGAAATACACCCCGTCAAATTTTCCTGGGATGTTTGAATGAATAAAATCAATCTGGCAAAATACGTCGGCAGGGACTACGACAATTACAACTGCTTTACACTGGTAAAGGAATTTTATAAAGACCATTACGATATAGTTTTAAAGGATTATTTCGAGGGCCCAGTTCCCAGCGAGAAGGAAGTAGAAAACCTAATCATTTCAAATAAGGGAGAATTTATTCCGGCACTTGTTCCAGCGTTTGGCGACATAGTTACAATTAAACTATGGGGAATTGAATGTCATATTGGCGTATGTATTGATGACAAACAGTTTTTACATTCGGTAAAGTATGCCGGAAGCGGAATAGCCCAATTGAAGAAATACAAAAGATTGATAACAGGGTTCTACCGACACAGGGAAGCATCAAATGATTAAGTTAAGACTTGAACTTAAAAAGAATCCCTCAGACAAAACTATAGAAATAGTTACGGATGAACTACTGTCGTCAGCAGTAGACAGAACTCTCGAAGGAGTTCCACTGGGAGATTTTTCCCAGGAAGAAGTATTTAATGTTTCTGTAAATGGGCACATGATTGAAAAGGACTTCTGGTCCTTAACCAAGCTATCTGAAACAGATAGCGTCATAATATCCCCAAAAATAGGCAAGGGCGATTCGGGTCAATTCTTTAAACAGATAGCCATTGTTGTCATTGCTGTGGCGGCAAGCGCAGCGTTTGGCCCAGGCGGAGGGTATGCAGTCGGGAGCGCATTCGGAGCAGGACTGGCAACTGCGGC